AATATAACTATGCCGATATTAATCAAGGCCTTTTAGTTAAACTTAGATAGCCATTCTACGTGGCGTTCATTGTAATCATTCGCATAATAATCTGTCATATCCGGGTGGAGAAGTCCATCTTCTCTATCACGCTGGATCGCATCATTTAATGCTTTAAGTCCTTTTTCATAGGTATCTCGTCCATGATGAAATAATTCTTGCAGGTAGTTCTCTTCAATAAGACTCTTCATCATCTCCACTTTGGGATGTCCTTTGCGCTGCCAATTCACTATTCCTGCAATTGTTTCCATTTCAATAGGCGCGCGTATTTTTGTTGAGTCTCCTGGTTCTGGGGTCCATTTCCGTTTAAGAAAGGTCACCTCATCGTTCAGCTTTCTATAATCATAGTCCTCTCCGTTCTTAGATTCTGGCGTTATGACAATCAGATACTGAGCAAACCAATCACGCATGGTCCGGAAGGTAATAATCTCTTCCAATAGTGGATGTATCGATAAAACGAAATCATCTCCATAGACCAAAATTTCCATCATTGCCATTAACTGGTTGATAGAGTAATTGTATCCTGCTTTGTCTGTTAAGTCTTTCACACACATAATCAAATACTGAATGTTGACACATGAGTTCAAAGGTGCTGTGACGGGGATTCCTGATGGTATTCCTTGGGCTTTCCGGTATAATAAATTCCGGCATACGACATAAGTATGGATGAATAGATAAACTAATCCCATTCTTACTTTACGCCCAACTGGATCTGGTCTCCCTGATTTTTTTGTCGTATATATCTGAGATGGCATCCGCAGCATTAAGCATACATTCTCCATCAGCCTGGCTGTCGAAAGATTTGAAATCTGCAGCTATGCACTTTCCTCCCCATTTATTCATTCTGTCATACAATACAGTCCATTGCGGACCATAAGCATCAACTCCAATAGCTAACGGGATTCGAGTGCAAGCCGAGACTGAAGCTGCCAAGAAAGCTCCAAAATAGCGTCGGGTCAAGATTGTAATACTCATCGCCAATGTCATAAATAGCCTCACTTTCGCAATAGCTACTTTAGTCAAGGGCAAAGTCTCGTCCTTCATAGATGACGACGCCGGCGAAAAGACTTCACGTCCTTCCTTCAAATCATTTTCAATTCGTTCGAGATCTTGCAGTAGGTACTGTCCTCGATTAGTTACTTGACCAACTCCTGTTGGCTTGTGTTCCTCATCTCTGACTTCCCATTTCTGTTCGCTCTCAGGCAATTCCTTGCCTTGTTTGTCTCTGAAAACAGTCCTTCTCACGAAAGCATGCTTTCCTTTGTGATCGTCTGATAATTTCTGATATTCAGTGCCGGGTGAAGAATGCATATTCATAGCTTGCAAACTTCCACCATCTCCATTGAGTCCTTTATCTAGATCCATTATTGACCAGTCGTGGTATTCTATAGGCATTAACGATAGAGTTAAACCTTCCTTAGCAAATTGTAACAAGCGCTTAGGGAAGGGATTTGTCTCCTTCGTATATTTCGATTCAGCTAATTCTTGTGGCTGAATTCCTAACTTTCTCACTTCCGGATCAATATTTAGATTTCGTAAACTCAGTGGTGACGGTGCGTGCACGTTCCTTAGAACCTTATCATGCAAAATCGTCTTCCTAAAGCTGGTCTCATAACGCGGAACTACCTCCAATCTATTACTCACTATTGCATAGTTTTTATATCCTGGACAGCTGATCCTCGCTTGTTGCTTTACTTCGGTTAAATTCGTCTCCAGAAACAGGTCTTTGTGTGTATGGGCTATGTCACCAAAATCGCAAGCTTGAATAACTCCAGTTGATACTGGATCTTCCATTACCTCAATATCCTTTTGGGAAATTGGGTAGAAGACGGAGTTATTTTCGCCATTAATTCCTGCAACATGTAACCCGACAATAGGCTTGTCCAAACCGGTTGTTGTATCAACTAATAGCCGGCCGCACAAACCTTCGCCTCCAATTATTGATGATGTATATCCTGCAACTAAATATGAATTTTGTGCGTAGCTAACTCTAATTTTCTTCATAACTGAGGTTCCATAGTGAAAACTAACTGTTCTCTCCTGGTCCCAAAGTCCGATGCTAACTGTCGCGCAATCAAATCCATTAATTTTCTGTCCTAGATCTTCTTCAGGTGCGATCCAATTCATCAATGATTTGTGAGCGTGTAATTTGCCGAGTGTCATCCTAACCCATGCAAAATCCTTTGTTGGATGTCGCCTAAAAGAGCTATATTTCAAACTTTCTTTATGACTTATCGTATCTTTAGTCAAAGTTACCTCGATTTCAGAGTCGGCCTCCATGCCTTCCCATGCTGCTAACGAATGTTTCGCAAATATCAAGTCTGTTCCTTTAACCACTACCGCATTAGCCATGAATGTTCTTCCTTCAGCCTTCAGTGTCATCCAATATGTGTTGTTCTTAATAGTTCCATAAAGCATAGCGCACGTGTTTTTGTTCGCGCAACCTTCTGCCAATGAAATCAATGGTCTTTGTATCGAAGTTTTAGTGTCATATTGTAAGCCTTCTGGATGATAGACATGTTGCTGTTTAATAGCTGTTCTATTATCATAATTCAAAGCCTCTGCCTGAGTTTCCTCTGGCTTAGCTAAGGCCCACTTAATAAGCTTATAACTTCCAATGACTGCTAACACAGTGACTAGTAATTGCAAACATACTGCAATCCAATCTAGTATCTTTTCCGGGAATGAGGTTTCGTCTAAGAAAAAGGAATCATCATGCTTGGCTCGTAATTTAAGTAAATTAGCTTTATAATTACCAAACCAGCTTCGTTCTTCTTTTTCTCTCTCCTCTTCACTCTGTTCCACTAGGTCATCTGCTATAAAGCAATCATCATATGCTGCAGAGAAGAAAGCAAGCTTTCGCTTATCTTCTTTTCCTTGAGCTACCGCATCTACCACATCAAAATTCTGCCACTCTTGAATGAATAGCAAAACCGCTCTGTAATATTGCCTTGACCTTATTGATCCCACCTTCTCCATGAAACCATCAATAGCTGTGTCTTCGAAAGCTGTTCCCATATCTTCATACAAATATTCTAGCTCGTGAAAAAGAACCGTTGCTCCATTATGGGCCACGATCTCATCATACCACATTCCATTACTCACCTGAGTTCTAAAGTGCAGTTGTTCAAATGGCGGGGGATGCCACTCTTCTTCATAAACTTCCGGCACACTGTTCAGTTTGTTTTGTAACATTCCTTCCATTTGTGCCATTCGATCCCAAGGATCCCAAATCTCCAAACCTGGTTCTGGGTATTCATACGTCCATTCTTCCTCTCTAATTGGTGAATCAGGCGGGGCATGGTACTGTGCTTTAGCTGACACAAACTTGTCTTTTCTAGTCTGTAATTTACGCTCGCTTGCCTTCATGGGTTCTACTTTCGCTGAACTCGGCATTTTCTTCGTTCCTTCACGCAATTCTTTAAGGTAATCTAAATCGACTGAGACGTTTTTAATGTCTGTCGATTCTGAAGCTCTCCAGGCCTCTAGAGAAAAGATAATCTCTGCCAACACTTGTTGGTATGTCAATATCTCTGTATCTATATAACCGGGGTCCGATGCACTCGTTGGTACTGGTCTCATTCTACGAAATCTCCAATTTTCTGCCAAATGACAGGGTCCTTCTGAATACTGCCAATATAACAAATTTCGTCTTCGCCACATCGCTTCGTTGTCTCTCAAAGAATTATACTCTGGATATGCTAAATTAGCGGATGATATTATGACCTCACTTGTGAAAGCTCGACCTTTTTCCTCCAATCTCGCAAATTCTGGGTAATAAGCTCCATTACTAAACATCAATAATTTCTTATGATCTCCTGATTCGCATCCTGCTACGTCTTTCAACGCTCCATCGTCATCTATAACAACAATCGCTTGTTGTACATAGTTGTCCATAAATTTTTTAGCAGGATTCCACCAGTAAATGTCATCTTTCTTATAAGGGTGTTCTTTAACCACTCCAGGTTGAGTCAACTTCGATGCCAATAAATTGCCAAACAAAGATTTACCACAACCGGGGCCTCCAACTAGCATTACGCCAAAAGGAATAGCTCGGTTCAAGTCTTCTGCTGAAAAATTGTTGCCTGATAAATAGGTTCTAAAGTCATTAATCTTTTTCAAAACTATCTGACGCGCCACTGATGTTGTGGTTATATCTCCTAATGTCATCAAACCTTCAATCTTATTGCAAATGTTCTTCAAATGTCTTGCATGAGCCATAGTGCGTATCTTAACCATATCATCAAATGTCAATAGCGGATCCACATAAGCGTCCACGTGATTCATAAAATTCACAATATCTATATCGTGTTTCTTAAAATCCGCTTCCGCCTTTCTCATAGCTCTGGTATGTGTTATCTTCTCAAAAATCTTTTTCATAGTCTCAAAAACATATTCTACAATGTGCCAAGCTGATACAGCTCCTCGTTCGAAGTTGCTCAGCGATCTTCCATGATCTGCAAATTTCTTAACGGTCTTCCATCCATCAGAGAAGCATGAAGCTCCTAATCCTAATGTAATACCGGAAAGAACTGTTGCAATTCCCGCACATATTCCTGTAACATGTTCTGATTCCAATAAATCTGTATATGATTGTCCTGTAGCATTAATTACCTCTCCGCGCGTACTAACTTTCGCTGCGCGTGAGAGATAATTATAGGCTGTCTTGATAAAATCGCAAGCCCAAGATACTAATACTGTAACTTCTATATTTATTAATCCAAACAAATTGTCCATAAGTTGAATAATCTCTGTTATAATTCCTATTAAAACTGGTTTTTGTGTCGTCCATTTTACTCCTGTGTAAATAAAATTTCTCATTAATTGATCCTTAAATCCTGGTGCTTTCATCTTCTCCAACACTGCTTGGATTGGCATTACTGCCGCTCCTATGTCGAATAGATTCGCTTTACCGGCCGCTGCCTTAGTAAGTAATCTCACTTGAGGATTTGAATCAAACATCTTTTTAAATCGGTTGGATAGATAATTCATTGGTGAACAATACGAATCTCCTATAGTTGTCTCCATGATTAAAAAGTTTAAGGGGGGGAAAACAGTTTACCTTCCAACTGCCAAGGTCACATTTTCTATAGCCGTGATCACTATCCTGGTCCTTTAAAGATCCAAAGTTCTTTTACTTCGCCCAGGTATCATACTTCCTTTTTCGGCTAGCCTAATTAAAGTCACTAGCTCTCACTTAGAATACTGACGGGAAAAGGTTACCCGACCGTGATTTTATCCTCTTGTCTTGAGTTGTTTACTACGTGTCTTTCAAAATCGCAGTACTAAAATAGTCAATACTAATCGTCCTAGATCAATGAAATTGGGGCATCCCTCTTGGGATGGATTTCCGCAATCTCCCTACATCCGCTAAAACACTCCGAAGAGCTTAACTCGGCGTAGCATAGTCCGATTTTCTTAATTTCTCTTGCCTGTACTTCCTACTGAGGGATTTTACTCCACAATATTCCATACTCCAAAGGCTCAAAATTCGAAACTAAATAGCATCGCTGCTGGTACGTCAGGTACTCCAGAAGAAAATTCTGTTTCCCACTTGCGCCCAACATCTTATTATGAAATCAACACATCCACATAAATCTTTTTGGGTATAAGAAATGTTTAGATGATTATGAAGTTTTAACATAAAAAGTTTGGGGGGGGGCTACTGGAAAGGAAAATGCCAAATCGTCTCCTCCAGCATGTAAAACTGTGCAGTCATAAAAATAATTTATAGGTTCCGTACCGACTGCTCGTAAATTATCTGAATCTAATGTTCTAGCTTGAACATACAACCATCCAGTGCCTAACAGCTGATTAGCGGTAAGCAAAGGGGATGATGTACCGAGTTGGGTATAGATCGAATAATAAGGCAGTTCTACTTCAAGAGCGGACTGCTGGGAAGTGTTGGTCCATAAGTATGGATCAGCACTTACCAGCCATTGTGCGTCCGTTTGAAGTGTCGCTGCATTAATATTCGAACTATTAAAATCATATCTTGCCGTCAACTCAATGGCTTTAGTTCTGTCAGTATTAGATGGTAAAATCTTGTACCGAATAGAACCATGCCAAAAGGCATAGAGATAGGAAATTCTGTTTAAAAATGAGCTGTAGCGCAATAAAGTGGCCACAGAGCTCGGTAATTGTAACAGAACTTCGGGAGAGTTTAAAATTGCTTGTGAGCCTGTATAATACGTGCCTGCTCCTAAATTATTCATAGGAATAGACATACGTGTGCTCAGT